AGCCTTCAAGACCTCATCTCAAAACTCTTCTTGACAACGTGTCGGATTATTATATTGATCATGGCACGGTTCCTGTAATTCCAATTGAAGCAGGAATAGGTTCTACCGCAAATCATTTTAATAATGTATTCTCTGAACATACTGATTTTAAAAAGATGTCATTCTTAGATCTTGTTGTTGATTACGACATACCAAAGATTGATTTCCTTAAAATAGATTGTGAAGGTGGAGAGTATGGTATCTTTAACGAATTGAATATGCCTTACTTAACTCAGAATGTTAAACACATAGCAGTTGAGTTTCACTTGAGCTGTTATCCTGGTGCTGCAAAACAATGGCAAAAGGTAAGAGATCATTTATTACCTAAGTTTGGTAGAGTACGATGGATGGAAAAGGCCCATAACAAATTAGCAAACGATGATGAATGGTTAGCTAAAGGTGATTGGTCTAAATGTTGCGCATTCATGGTATATCTAAGCTCCGAATAATATTTCACCAAATCAATTCTAATAAATAATAGTATACGATAAAAGGTATACACTATTAGGATACTCGAATGGCTGAAATTATTAACAACTACTTATCTCCAACTAATTTTACTATTAGTATAGAGAAGCTCCCGAATGTAGAGTTCTTTACTCAAAAGATTACTATTCCTGATATATCATCGGTTCCTCAAACTTCTTCAACTCCACTCTCAAACATATACGAGTACGGTGATAAGTTAGAGTATGCTGAATTGTCAACCACAATGATCATCGATGAAAACATGAATAACTATAAAGAAATCTTAGATTGGATTCAAGGTTATTCTGCACCAGAACTTTCAGAGCAAAATAGGTTAAGAGAAAAGATCGGATTTGAATCTGATTTAATTTGTACTATTACAAACTCCCACAAAAATCCCCACGTAAGATTTACATTTAAGAATTGCTTTCCTACTTCATTAGGTGGTGTTTCTCTTGATGTAAATATTCAAGATATCTCATACGCAACTACAACGATTCAGTGGAGATACGATACTTTTATTATGGAACAGTTATAAGAAGAAACTTTTATTATGAATTATGATTTTATTGAGATAGGAACATCAGACTTTGATACTCTTATACAGACAGCAACTAACGACACCGTTGGTTTATCCATTGACCCAATTCAGTTTTATTTAAACCGTTTACCAGAGAAGCAACTTGTAAAGAAAGTTAACTGTGCAGTTTCTTTTGATGGCAAACGCGGTAAAGATAAAGTATATTATATACCTCTTCATATTATTTACGAAAAGCAATTACCACTTTGGATTCGTGGTTGTAATTCAGTAGGTGATTATCACTATCAACACAAACAACATAATCTTCAAGAACTTGTTCAGACAATAGATATTGATTGTATTCCTCTGAGTGAAATCTTTGAAGAATACGATGTTGATAAACTTACAGTACTTAAAATAGATACTGAAGGTGGAGATTGTAAAATACTAAAATCATTTTTACCATTCCTAAAAGAAAGAGATAAAGATAAGTGGCCTATATGGATTGAATTTGAAACAAACATACTAACACCAAAAGAAATTATTGATGAAACAATAGAGATGTATATTGACCTTGGATATAAAGTAGCAAGGCGTGGAGTTGGAGAAGAAAACTCTATATTAACTATTGACATCTAACCCAAAGTTTGATATAATTGTAATGTATTAAAAAACTTGAGATAGAAATAAATTATGGACACAAATGATATAGCAGCCCTTTGGGCAAAAGATTCACCGATTGATGAAACAAATCTTGTAGGTGAAAGCAAAAGAATTCCTGAATTGCATAGTAAGTATTATAACTTATACTATCGTGAAGTCCTTCGAGTTAAAAAGCTTAAAGCAGAATACAAAGAATTAGAAATGGAAAAGCGTAACTATTACGATGGTTCTATGGATGAGTTAACTTTAAAGGAAAAAGGTTGGAGACCATTTCAACGAAAGGTAATGAGACAGGATTTGGATAAGCATATTCAATCCGATAAGGATATTATTAAATTAAGTCTTACCGTTGATTTTCATACTGCCAACGCAAATTACCTTGAAGATATTATTAAAACAATACACAGCAGAAACTTTGTTGTAAAGAATATGATTGATATTCTAAAATTTCAATCAGGAGATTATTAATGTGGGATAGATTTTTAGAATGGGGATTCCAAAGGGAAGCGGATAAACAGAATAAAGTAATTGATATGATGAAGGACGATGTTGATCCTGAAGAAGTAACAATTGAGAATGCATACAAAACAAGGTGGATTTGGTATCATACTATTTTAGCAATAGGTATCTTTTTCACAAATATATTATTAACAGCAATATTAGTTATCTTGGCAATTAAATTATGAATCCATACGCAGCAGATATATCTGAAGAATTAAAAAGAACCATTTATAATGGCTTTTGTTCTATTCAGGAAATCAAAGGAATACCATTAAGAACTCAACAGGGTATGTTACTTGCATTAACAGGTATGTTAAAAGAACATGGGTGGGCAGTGATTGGTATTACTGAAGCAGCTGCATTACGTATTCAAGAGAACGAATATAAAAGACCAAAGAAAATCAACCGTTCACATATCTATTCAAGAAAAGAAACAGCAGAGATTCTATTTTCGAAGTATTGGACATATACTGATTTTTGGGATTTCTTTTTAGAACGTGATTGTTGTGTATTAGCAACATCAAAAGAAAATTATTCAAAGGAGCCTGAAGACTTGTGGAGACAGGTACCAAAAGGTATGTTTCAATCCGCTGGGTTTGCCTTTAAAGTTGGTAAAGAAGAAGCAAGTTGGCTTCAGGAACAATTATGAGTGAAAGAATAGAAGTCGAATATATTAATGCCGTATATATGCGCATTAAAGCTGACTCAGGTTTAAAGGTTGAACTATCAGAGTTCTTTGCGTTTAAACCAGAAGGCTATCAGTTTAGTCCTAAGTACAAAGCAAGAGTATGGGATGGAACGATTCGACTCTTTCAACCAATGCGTCCTGTATTGTATGTTGGTCTATTACCACATTTAAGAAAGTTCTGTGAACAAAGAGATTATATTTTAGAAGCTCCACCTGAGCTTGGAGAACCTGAACTAATAGAGGAAGGTTACGTTGAAGAATTGGCTGAAGAGATTAACTGTAAATTTAAACCAAGAGACTATCAGATCGAATATATCGTTAACGCTTTGCGTAACCGTAGATCTTTATCTCTATCACCGACATCATCTGGTAAGTCTTTAATTATTTACCTTATACAACAACATTACTATCAAGCCTTCGGATTAAGAACATTGATTATTGTTCCTACCATTTCTTTGGTACATCAAATGGCTGGTGACTTTGTTGATTACGGTTGTGATGAATCAGAGATATATAAAATTCAAGGTGGTGTTGATAAGAATACGAAAGCACCTATTGTTATTTCTACATGGCAATCATTAGTTAAACAAGATAAGAATTGGTTTGGTCAATTTGGTTGTGTAATGGGAGATGAAGCTCATACCTTCCAAGCAAAGTCATTAACAACTATTATGCATAAACTTGAAGATTGTACTTATCGTCATGGATTTACAGGTACACTCAAATCAGCAGAAAGTAAAACGCATAGGTTAGTACTTGAAGGTTGTTTCGGAGAAGTAAAAAGAATTGTATCCACAAAGAAATTAATGGACGAAGGTACGGTTGCTGATTTTGAAGTAAAGGCAATTGTATTGAATCACAGTAACGAAGCAAAGGCTGCGTTTAAAAAGGCAATGGGTCAGGTCAAAGAATCAGTAAAGAAATGGCCTGCCGAAAGAGAGTTCATTGTATTCCATGAAAAGAGAAACAATTTTATTAAGAACCTTGTTCATTCTCTAAAAGATCAAAACAATTTAATACTATTTGACTTGGTTGAGAAACATGGTAAGGTGCTTGAACCTTTATTACAAAAAGAAGGTAGAGAACTGCATTTTATATACGGAGCAACAAAAGGAGAAGAACGTGAACGCATACGACATTTGGTCGAGAACGATCCTGATAAGAAACACAATATACTCGCATCCTATGGAGTATTTAGTACTGGTGTTAATATTAAAAGACTCGATAATGTAATCTTTGCTTCCTCAAGTAAATCTGAGATTAAAGTATTACAATCAATCGGAAGAAGTTTGCGTAAAGCGGAGGACTCGCAGAAAGCGGTCCTCTATGACATTGCTGATGATTTATCGGTGGGTAGTTATGAAAACTATACATTGAAACATTTTAAGAGTAGGATTGAGATCTACTCGTCGGAAGAATTTCCGTTTAAAATATTTACTGTTGATATCTAACTTATAGTATACCTTAAAGCCGATAGTCTTATTATACAAGGAGTTTATAGATATGTCAATAGTTTTTTTGAAAAAAGTTAAATTAATTTCATATTTGTTATAAAACCATTGACAAATCAGTGAAACTAGTTTATAATTACATTATTATTTAAAAAAGGAGTGTTAGTTTGAAATGGCTAAGAAACGAAATTACGTAAACAATAAAGACCTCCTCGCAGCACTTATCGACTACAGAGATAGATGCAAGGAAGCTGAGGAATGTGGAGAAAAGAATCCACAAGTACCCGATTACATCGGTAAGTGTATTATGATGATTGCTCAAAGGTTGGCAACAAGACCAAACTTTAGTGGTTATATGTATAAGGAAGAAATGATCTCAGACGGAATCGAGAACTGCCTTCAATATATACATAACTTCAATCCAGAGAAATCACAAAATCCATTTGCCTATTTTACTCAAATCATTTGGTATGCATTTTTAAGAAGGATCTCTAAAGAGAAAAAGCAGATGTATATTAAATTTAAAGCTTCACAAAGACAGATGATGGATAATGAAGTGTTTGATTCTGCAGGAGAACCAGTTACTGGAAATCAACTGCCTGACTATATTAACGATTTTATTGACGACTTCGAGAATAAACTCAAGAAGAAATAGATTATGTTTGATTATGAGAATCCCTTTGATTACACAAAGCCTACTGTTCAATTACTAGGTAGGTGGCAACCCTGGCATAAAGGTCATACAGAATTATTTAAAAAGGCCTTGACATTGACAGGACAATGTGTTATAATGGTTAGAGAAGTATATGGAAACGAAGAGATTGCATCTGATAATCCCTTCGGAGAAATTGCTGTAATTGATAGTATTAAGAAAGGTTTGGGAGATGCTGGCTTTGAAGAAGGTCGAGAGTATATGATCCAAATGGTTCCTAATATTGTTGATGTTAGTTATGGACGCACACCAGGTTATACGTTTACTGAACATAGCCTTGGAGAAGATATTGAGAAAGTTTCAGCATCTGATATTCGTGCACAAATGAGAGAAGAAGGAACACTATGAAACTAGTACCAAGTAAAGACCCAATACTATCAAAAGTATTAGAAGATATTGATATTAATAATCCTCAAGTAGATTTGAAGCAAACCAAACAAGATATGGTAGAGCTGATGGTCTCAAAAAGAGGTCTCGGCCTTGCAGCATGTCAGGTTGGATTAGATTATAAGATATTCATTATCGGTGAAAACAAAGAGAACTGCATGATGTTCGTAAACCCTGAAGTCATTTCGGTATCTGAAGAAACTGAATTAGATGTCGAAGGTTGTTTAAGTTACCCAGATGTATTTGTTAAAATGCCAAGACCGCAAGATGTTTCCTACATGAGTTTGACCACTTACATGGTGTTGTATATAAAGACAAAGTATCTCGACTCAAATGGGATAGAGCTCTCAAAAAGAAATCAAAAATTACAAAGCAACGTAACCAATTAATGGCATACATGGCGAATGCTCAAGCAGCAATGGATAACGCCAAAGCCGCTCAGGAGTAATATGAAGATCGCGATCGTTACCGATATACACATCGGTGTCCGTGGAGATAGCAAAGTATTCCACGAAGTTCAGAGAAAGTTTTTCGAAGAAATATTCTTTCCATATATTGATGAACATGGTATCACAACTGTGTTTGATCTTGGAGATACGTTTGACCGTCGTAAGTATATTAATTATGCTTCACTATCGGCAGGCAAATCATTTCTCTTTGACAATTTAGCAAAACGTAATATTGATTTCCACGCTCTTGTTGGTAATCATGATACTTATTATGCAAGTACTAACGAAATCAATAGTATGAATCTATTGACCAAAGAGTATCCGCAGTTTACTTTATATCAAGATGATGGAGTAGAATTGGAAATTGGTTCAACTAAATTCCTTATGCTACCTTGGTTGAATAAAGAGAACGGTGAAAAGAATCTAGAAATCGTAAAGAACTCTGATGCTAATATATTAATGGGACACCTTGAAGTAAAAGGTTTCGAGATGATGAAAGGTGCGTTGTGTACGCATGGTATTGATATGAACGTGTTCAAGAATTTTGAATCTGCGTTCTCTGGTCATTTCCACCATCCTTCAAGATATGGTAATGTTGAGTACCTTGGATCACCGTATGAAATGACATGGTCTGATTATAAAGGTAGTCGAGGTTTCCATGTATTCGATACTGAAACAAGAGAGATGGTTAAGATTGAGAATCCTAATCGTGTATTCTATAAAGTATTTTATGATGACGAGGATTGGACAGTTGATACTGTTGCTAATTATGATGTTGAACAATATAAAGATACTTATGTAAAGGTCATTGTTCAAAATAGAACCAACGCTTATCTTTATGATATGTTTATGGGTCGTATGTCAGAGTGTGGTGCTGTTGATGTTCGAGCCGTTGATGATCATATGAATTTAGATGCAGAAGGTGTTGATGAAATACTTGACGAAACAAAAGACACAACTGAAATCTTATCTCAATATATTGATGGTCTTGAAACCAATGTTGATAAAGGTAAGGTCAAAACTTTAGTTGATGAATTATATCACGAGGCCCTTAGTTTATGAGAATTAATTTTGAGAAGGTATTATATAAAAACATTCTATCGACTGGAAACGTATTCACAACAGTTGAACTAAATCAAGTACCTAGCACACTTATCGCTGGGTCAAACGGTTCAGGTAAAAGTACATTGCTTGATGCAATCGTATTTGGTTTATATGGCCGACCTTTCCGTAATATCAACAAAGCCCAACTTGTAAATTCTATTAATAACAAAGAACTCGTCGTTGAGTTATACTTTGCCGCAGGTGGTGATAAGTATATGATTCGTCGTGGTATCAAACCTAACATCTTTGAGATTTGGAAGAATGGTGCAATGATTAATCAAGATGCATCAGTTCGAGATTATCAAGCATTCCTTGAAGAATCTATTTTAGGTATTAACTTCAAAGCATTCAATCAGATCGTAGTACTTGGATCTGCTACTTATATTCCTTTTATGGAATTGAGAGCATATCAACGTAGAGAGATTATCGAAGACCTATTGGATATTCAAGTATTCTCTGTTATGGGTACATTGGCAAAAGATCGTATGTCAGGTATTAAAACAGAAATCACAGACAACAAGTATGACATTGAAATTATAGAAAACAATATACAATCAGCTGAAGAAAACAACGAAGAGATTCGTAAACTTAAAACAGTTGAAGTCGATAAGATCAAAGAAAAGATGGGTGGTCATATTGATGATATCGAAGAAAAGAATAATCGTATTGATACTCAAGACGAAATTATTAAAGTATTCTACGATGATATCTCTGATAAACCTAATGAAAAACAAAAGTTTACCGATGCAACCGAAAAGAGAGCTGAACTTGAAAGAAGTAGAGTTCAATTTGAAAAAGAATTATCTTTCTATGAACACAATGATGATTGCCCAACTTGTAAGCAAGGTATTGAGCATGATTTCAAACAAGAACAGATTATAGATAAGAATCAACAGAAAGCTCATATTGAAAAAGGTTTGGTTGATATAGCAGAAACAATT